CACGTACCGCCTATTTTATTAGATCCGACCACGGGCAACACGTACAATAATATCCGCGAAGCTCATAAGGCATATTACAAAGATGCTGTACTTCCAGAGATTCAGATATTCGTTACTGCATTCAATCGCTTTATCGGTGACGCGTTCAAAGGCGAATACATTGATTTCGATACAAGTGGAATTGAAGCACTTCAAACCGATTATGAGAGTATGATGAAATGGCTGAAAGATGCACCATTAACCGAGAATGAGAAACGCGAAATGCTTGGACGCGAACCAATCGCTGACCCTGAAATGGACAAGGTTTGGATTGCAGTAAATAAGATACCTATTGACGAATTAACAAACCCAGGAGTACCGGAAGATAAACTTTAAAACTATGGAATTATGGTAAAAGCTACATATATGGATGTTTTGGTTAAGTTCAACAATGAATTACTGGCAGGGCAAACACGAACAATACTAAAAAGCGGACGATTATTGGTATCTGCATTAATAGACACATTGTATCTTAATACAATATTCAGTAGAGAGGGCGAAGTTGGTATGGTGACATATTCAAACCCAAACATACAGACTAAAGAAATGAAACTTATAAAAGTAACGCTTGTATCAAAAAAGAATGATTTAGTTATTGTTCATTATTTATTCGAACCGATTTGAGCGCACAAATTACCATACGACAACGCAGTCCATTTGACAGAAAGTGGGCTAGGATAATGCGAAAGACTTTACGCAAGTCATTGGGTCGTTTCCTGACGTTACCGAGTTATGACAATTTAACTCAATCAGAAGTTGACGCAATGATTCAAACAGACCCAATGGCAGAGAGTTACGTTAATCTATACACTGACGTTGGCGTTTATTTTGCTCAATTACAACAGGGTCAATTCAAGTCGCGGCGTATCGTGATGGATCATAAGGACGGATGGACTGATATTTGGGCACAACAAATGCAAGCCTATGCGCTTGGTGAAGCTGGGGCGCGTATAACTTGGGTGACTGAAACAACACGCGAGACTGTTTGGAATACACTCAGAACTGTGTTAAACGAAAACAGGCAAGAGGGAATTAGTGCAACAACAGATAAGATTCAAAAAGAGCTATCAAAACGGATCGGCTCAATCGAACGGTGGCGGGCAATGCGAATTGCACAAACTGAAGTGCTGACAGCATCGAACAGAGGCGGGTTTGTTGCGGCTAAGTCACTGGGTATTCCTATGGTTAAATCTTGGACAACGGGAGGTAAAGATATTCGACCTACACATATTCAGGCACAATCGGACAATGTGAGCGTTCAAATGGATAAGCCTTTTATTGTAGCCGGAATCGAAGCAATGATGCCAGGAGATCCAGCTTTACCCGCTGAAGAAGTGATTAACTGCAAATGTGGTGTAATATATGACCCTGTTTAGACAGGTTTTTTTTATTTGTTTATTTTTTGTAATTTTATTAGGTGAAGTTGATAAAGTGAAGTTGGATGACAGAAATATACAGAAAAGGGTTTAACGGCTTAACTAAAGACGTTGACACAGCAGGCAGAATAGTAACAGGGTACTTCAGTACCTTTAATTTCAAAGACTCTGACGGTGACATTATCTTACCAGGAGCATTCAAAAAAACCATACGTGAACGAGGTCCGAAAGGTAAAAAACGAATCTTTCATCTTTGGCAACACTATTCGAGTGAGGTTATTGGTAAGCCTAATGTACTAAAAGAAGACGAAACCGGACTATATTTCGAGACTGCAATCGCAGATACTACACTCGGAAACGACACATTGAAACTTTATGAACAGGGTATATTGACCGAGCATTCAATCGGCTTTAACTCTGTTGTGGCTGAACGTGACAATGATAAACAGATCACCTACCTAAAAGAATTGAAACTCTGGGAAGGTAGTACAGTCACATGGGGAGCAAACGAACGCGCTCAGATTACCGGAATGAAAGGTAATAACCCTGACGAACTATTAAAGCGAATTGATAGGATTGAAAAGGCAATGCGAAACGGAACCTACACAGATGAAACATTTGAACTATTACAAATAGAAATAGATTATATCAAGCAGTCACTCAAGCCGGACAAGCCACTTGAGCCGACAGATGAAGAATTAATAAACAGTTTTAAATTAGGATTAAATGGATAAAGATGGAATGTTACAATTAGGTAAGGATTTGACCGAGAAGGCTAGTAAGCTGATCGAGGCATCCGAGGCTAATATGAAGACCGCAGCCGATACTCTTGCGGGTGAACTTCGCAAGGAGTTAGGGGCAGAGTCAGAAGCATGGAAGGGGCTTCAAAAACAACTTGATGAGATTCAGACAGAGCAAAAGAAAGCCGCTGATCTGACTATCAAAGCAGATGAAGACAAGCCGATTGAACTTCAAATGAAAGAGGCAATCGCGAGTAAGGACTTCAAAGAAGCCCAGAAAGCCGCGAAAGATGGCCGTTATATTGGTACTTCAATCATGTTGAAAGCATCCGATATTACGAATGACAACTCGATCACGAATCAGATTCCTGATCCGATGTTAATGCCTGGTATCAGCGCGTCACCGTACAGAACACCGTTTTTACGTGACATTGTAACTACGTTGAATACAAATTCTCCGGTCATATTCTGGTACGAAGAAACCAGTCGGACTGATGGATCAGCCGCCACCGATGAGGCGGGAGTTTATACTCAAGGTGATCAGGCTTGGACTCAGTACGAAGCGACCGTTCGCAAGATCACTGAATACCAAAAGTATTCTGATGAAATGGCAGAAGACGACGCTTTCCTGTTGTCTGTAATGCGCAACAAACTGTTGGTTGATCTGGCTTTGAAACTGGATTCACAACAATACAACGGTAATGGATCAGCTCCAAACCTGAAAGGGATAATGTCATACGACACGGCTTACAGCGTGCCAACTGGATTGGCTAATAACGTTGATAGCCCGAATTATTATGACATACTTCTTGCCGCTCACACTCAGGTGACAAACGCTTATTTCCGTCCGACTGCATTTATTATGCACCCAACAAACGTAGCTCAGTTGATGACCGGAAAGACAAGCACGGCGCAATACCAGGCACCACCTTGGGTCACAATGAACGGAGGTCGTTTGATGGTACTCGGATTGCCTGTGATTGCTAACTCTGGCGTTACAGTGAACACCTTTACAGTGGGTGACTTTAAGAAGATCAATCTTGCAATTCGTAAAGATATTGATATTCGTCTTTGGGATCAAAACTCAACTGATCCAATTTATGGACTGAAAACCATAACAGCTACAATGAGAGCCGCTCAGTTTGCGTCAGCGCAAGACCTTGCTGCACTTGTAACAGGAAGTTTGAATCAAACCAACCTTGACGGGTTAGCTAGCGCATAAGGAGGGCAATAAAATGAAAAAATATATAATTTTTGTGTTGGTTGCTTTCTTTGCCGTTGCTTCATACGGACAGAATAAGAACGTGAAAACCGTTACTATTGACACTGTAAAAGGTGCTGAAACGGTTGTGTTTAATCTTTACGATACCGGTAATTTGAGTAAGGATAATGGAACTCTGGTGTTTCAGGCATTAGCTACTAATATCGGTGGCACTACTAATGAGCTTGGCTATCTTGAATTTTCAGTTGACGGCACAAGCTGGCAACGTTACGCAAATGCCGCTCAGGATGATTTTGTTTTGCTTTATGCTTCAGATACTTCGAAGATTGCAAACGAGGGTAATGAGTGGACTGCAACAACAACTGGTAGTTTTGGAGGTGCTATAATTGGATCACCTTGGAGATATTATAGAGTTGCTATGGTTGGAGAGGTTAATGATACGACCCAATACACTGTGAAGTACGCGTTTAGTAAACAGAGATAATAAATAAAATGGCTTGGGGTGGGCTTGTTGACATTGAACCTATTAGCATCAAACCGCCCCACCATTTTTAACTAACTATCATGAAAGTAGAATTTACACAAGACTATGTAGCCCGCAAAAAAGGTGATGTTAAGGATTATAGAGATTCACTTGCAAAGCACTTTATTAATTTAGGTGTAGCAAAGATCTTCACACCAAAGCGGCAAAAGAAAGTTGAACAGGGAGCCGAAAAGCGTAAGACAAAATGATTAGAGAAAACATTACACGCACTGACGACGGTAGCGCGGTCGAGCCCGCTACACTTGCAGAGGTTAAGAATTATATCAAGGAAAACTATGGTACTGACACCGTTGAAGATACTTTGATTACTGATATGATAACCGCCGCGCGTATGTTTATTGAAAATGAAACTCAGGTTGCATTAGTTTTACAGGATGTTGTTTATTGGGCTATGGATGAAGACGAGGCAATCGGCGAGTTACGTTTACCATTTGCACCAGTTAATACGATTACTTCGGTTGTGCGTAAAGACATGGAAGGAACTGAAACCGAGTTAACGCTTAATTCGGACTACTATTCATACGGACTCGAAAACGATTGGATCAGGCTGAATAAAACTTGGTCAACAGGAGCCGTTGATCGTGATCCTATTTACATTACTTACGAATCAGGACACGCAACAGCCGCCGCAATGCCAAAGGAATTAAAACTAGCTTGCATGAAGTTGGTTGCAGAGAATTACGTAAACCGTGATTCATCCGTCGATTGGTCGATTAGCTCAGTGCCTTATGATGTGGCGGTTTGGATTGAACACTATAAAAGGGCAGACTTTTGAGAATAGCACGAAAACGGCGAGGCGAGATGAGGGAGAAGATCGTAATTCAATCGGTCAATCCAACAGCGGACGGTCAGGGCGGAATGACTGAAGGAACGCCGACAACCGTTGCAACTATGTGGGCTAAAGTAAGCCCTTTTTCAGCGAGCCGAACACTTAAGTACGCCCAGGTAACAGGCTCACAA